GATTCAAGTTACTCATGATTGCCTCTGGTCCCAAAGGTTGAAGGAACTGTAGGAACTGAGATAACTTATTTAGATCCTGTCCACGACCAAGTGCTTCAATACCTGTGATGACTTGTGGTTTCACAATGCCCTTTGGAAACTTAGGCATCTTCTTTTGTTTAGTCAACTTCTCCATGAGGATGTTGATCAATGGTAACTGAAACTCTTGAGACAGAACAGAGTACACACCACCTAAAGCAGACTCTAGCTCTTGTGCCATGAACCTAACTTCTTCTGCTGTTACTCTCTCAGCATTACGCTGTACAGAAGAGTTTAAAAGAAAAGCAAATGATAGCCTATCTCTAATTTGTGTGATTGTGTCAAGAGCAATACGAAAGTCTTGGCTTTTCTCAAGTTGTAATGTAGATACATCATTTGCATCTCCTTGTACAATAGCACCACTTGGTGACTTAGCTAACGTATTGATTCTTGTGGTTCCATTGGGCCGAACCATAAACAATACCTTTGATGCAGCCGCTGACCCTTCTACAATTGCTTGTGTAAGAGCTTCAAGGGAGCGTAAATCTCCCAAATACTCCTCCACGAGACCACGGCCATAAGATTCTCCGTCAACTCGACTGAACCTAAGTGGTATAAATGGGTTCTTATCTTTGGGGTATTTACCATAACTGTCTGGTATTGGTACATTCTGTATTTCCTGATGTATGTGCCAGTGTTTACCTTTGTCACAAATGTAGGTGTAAAGGTCGTATGGTTTGTGGGGTGTCTCTGGTGCATCTTCAGATGGTTCAGGTAGACCAAGAGTCTTACGTGCTTCCTCTGTTAAAGTCTTAGCATTCAGAGATTCTTTTGTAATCATATATAACACGTTGCCCATAGGATCACGCTTGACAACATAACGATCCAAATGGAACACACGCATTTGTCCCTCATCTGGGACATATAGTAAGACATTACCTGTGACAATCAAGTGTTTAAGTGCTTCAAACACAGGTACACGATAGGCTTCGCCTTCAATCATCTGAAGAGTGGCCCGTTCGATCTTTGCTAAACCCTCTTCCACTGGTCCCCTTTGTTCTGGACCAACTAGATTCTCTATATCAAAGTCATCAATAGTTAGTCTAAAGAAAGGTGAGTTTGGAGGAAGCAGGGTTAGTAGTAGTTTGGATGCTAAGTGGTTGACACCACGAGCACCGACTGACTGATATGGTGTAGGGTAGTCTGTAGAATAAGTGCTACCTTCGTCCCTAATAAGCATAGGGATTGTCAAATCAGAACATTCCCTTGCTCTAGTTAGGTATGTTTCACGCTCACCATAGCAGTTTTGATACATACTAGCAATGGTTGACTCATTACTATATTCCATATTATCTTGAAGCTATTCTAAGAGCACGTTTGTTTTGTTTAGCACGTTGTCTGCCTGACCTCATAGTACCAGTACCTTTCATCCCTTCCTGACTACCTGAACCAATGGTTGCAAATTGTCCTGGTCCTTGACCAGAAGTAGAAGCGGCTGATGAACCACTGTCTCCTCCACCTTTGTCTCCACCAAATATCTGACCTTTAGCGTACTGCTTGAACTCTTCGGCTTTCTTACCAATGTAGGCACCAGGAGCATTAAGTACATCTTTAGCTTGGTTACTAATGATACCAAGGTCACTTCTTTTTACTGCTTCTTCCATAGCACCAGACCCTAAGTCAGAACGTGCTACGTCAGACTTAACGGATTCTATTGTGCTCGATACTCCTCTACCAATGTCTGACTTAGCTACGTCAGATTTGGCAGACTCAATTGTACTGGAGACACCTTGTTTAATGTCAGTGACACTAGGTACTTTAGGTGTTTCTACTTTTACAGTAGGTGTGACACTACTCACTGCGTTAGTAACTTTTTTTACAGGGTCGCCCCCGCCACCACCACCACCACCATAGCAAATGGTTTTAGATTTTGGGAATCTTTCGCAGTCCCAAGGTTGATGCAATTTTAATAAATCTTCCATAGTTATTTTACGTAAAGTTTCCCTTTACCTTTTATTTTTCTGCTTTCTCTAGTTTCTAGCTGAGAACCTTTGGCCCCACTTTTGCCTGATTTACCTTTAGCTTGAGCAGAAGTTGAATACTTACCTACTGCTGTTTGAGCACCTTGGTCTTTATCATCTCGTTTACCCCAGTTGGTAATGTTTAGATCAGACCTGCTAAAAGCATCAGCAGTGTTAGTCATTTCCTGGTTAAACTTGTCCATCAACATTCCAGTTTGCTGACCTGCGTGTAGCCCTGCTTCATCCGCAGGTTTGGCTATCTTTTCGTGGTAATAAGATTGTGCTCTACGTTGGGCACCCTCAGCGACATCTTTAGTACCAATTCTGCCACCTACGTAACCACCCATGTTACCCCTTATTTAAAAATAGTTTAAAATCATCACCTTCTTTTGTTTGTATAGTATTCAACCTTTTAGATAGAAGACTAAAATAAGGTGACTCAGGTTCACAGGGTATGATGTAACTTTGGTATCCCTGCTCTGTCATTAGTGTGTCACAAGCCTGGAAAACACTAAGTGATTCTCTTGGTTTAATAAACTCAGGTGCCATCCACCAGTACACAGTTGGACTGTAGATACTAAAACAACCAACAATTTCATTACCTTTTCTTACAAAGTGGGTTGGAAATATAGGATATACACCTCCTTTCTCTTGACACGCTTGTGCCAAAAGTTCCCTTTCTTCTTCAGAAACTATAGGCTTTATCTCAATATCAAGTAATGCCTTATAATCCACTGAGACCACCACCTTTGTACTTTTTGTGACCCCCTGCTGTACCAGTACCTCTGCTACGTTTTCTATACTTACGTTTAGATCCAGTAGTAGGTTCTTTTTCTGAAGGGGTTGCCATCTCAAGTTCTGCCTCTGCAACCTCTGGAGCATCCATAGGTGCAGGAGGGGGTGGAGGAGGAGGCATCTTGATCTCAGGCATTGAAGGACTCGGAGTCAGTATTCCTCCCATATTCATCCTCGTGTATTTGTTTTATTCTTTCTACAACGCTACGTTGTCCCTGAAGGAAAGACAACTGAGTAGCGTTTAAATCACCCACAGGTAATTTGTCAGGATAATATTTATCCAGATATTCTATTAGTTCTCGTATAACCATAGTCCATAAATGTCAGTTATATTACTTCACATGCGTTTCCAGTACAAGCGAACTCCTGACTGGATGTGGTGTAGTCTTCTTTTTCATAGTCACTAAGTTCATTCCATGTGATCATAGGAACCTTACTGACCATCTCAATGTACGTTTGTTCATCACACTCTTCATAGGGTGCCTGTTGGTAACTATGGTCACTATGTGGTAGAAAGCTAATGCCGCTTATACCATCGAAGTGATCGTATACCCATGCACCTACGTCTACCCACTCTTCCTCTCGTACTGAGATGGTGACCGAAGGTTTGTGTTCGCACCAATGTTCAGCGTACATCTGCCAAGTCTGCAACTGTTCTATTGCAGTCATGTCATTACGTTTGACTGACCTAAGTGGACTCTGCATTGGAAATGAGAACACCATGTTAGAGTTATTCATCACATCTTCTTCACACGGAAACCCTTTCTCTACCATGAACTTAGACAATGGATCTTTTTTATCCATTCTGACTCTACGTATGTAGTAGGTTGAGTGTCTAGCATGAATACCGGATGCTGAGTTACAGAGTTGACTTACAGTACCCGAAGGTTTGACACAAGTTATTGCAGAAGAGGGGTTGATGTTAAGTTTCTTAGCCCACTCCTGATTTGTCTTGACTGCTACTTTCTTAAAGTCCTCTAGCATACCCATAGTAGGATAAGATGTCAACTCATTATCCATGATACCAGTTAGAGACACACCTAGCAACCTTTCCTCTTCACAGTTCTTTGTCCATTCAGTACCAAGATACTTGAAGTCAGTCAATGTAGACTGCATAGTACCTAGTATGGTTGCAAACTTAATCTTGTCTTTTATTGTTGCTTGGGTATCACCTTCTCTGACCACAACCTCTGATAGATTACAGAACTGTCTGGATCGTAGAATGATTTCGGAACATGGATTGGTACCGAAGTCCTCTCTAGCATCTCTTCTATCTCCAAGTTTTTCTGTGTGAGTCTGAGCGTTCTTTGACGAGTAGATGCCACGCTCTCCAGACTTCGACTCGTAAAGGGAAGTCCATTCATTAAGGAATGTTCCCGTGTCAGGTTTGGAGTGATAGTTGGCAGAGTTGTTTGCGAGTGCTCTGTGTGGGTG